TGTTTGGAATAGGTATAAAGAGTTGCGTGACACGTTGGGATATGTAATGGAATTTCGTAAAGACCAAGTTGATGTCTTGTATCCACGGACTCAGCAGCTGTTTAAGGTAACTTATGATGACTTTTGGTATTTAGACGAGGTTGCCCGGGATGTTATGATGAGTTCGGTAACGGATGTTGTAGAGTTTAAGGTATATCGATTGAACTCTGAGATTCAGAGGCTGCTTTATGTAGGGCCGTTGTATATAAATGGAAAATGGGTCAATCCTGACTCTGATGGTAAATGGTATTTAGAGCGGGGTAAGGATTATTTTATAGTATCGCAAGATGCAAAGGTTTTAAGGACCAAGTTAGGTAAGATAGAGTATGGACTTCCTCTTAAGAGAATTTATGTGAGGTAATTATGAAATATCCCTATGTAGAGTTTGGAGGGTATAGGTATTTTCCGTCTATTAGATTTTTGAAGTCCGTTGTGGATAAGAACGAGGTAATTAGAGTTGGTGTAGAGGATTTGCCGATAAATTTTGAAAGAGCGCCTTGTACTGCTGATAGTTTTTCTGTTTTGTTGTATGTAGGTAGCTGTTGTAATTTTGATTGCAGGTATTGTTTTAAGGACTCCCGTAATGAGTATAATGTTCGTTGTTCTGACTTAGAAACCTTGGTTCGTGTGTTAGGTATTAAGAAACTTTTTTTGTTAGGTGGTGAGGTTGTTTTCTACGCTGATAGAGTTTTGGAGCTGCTTTCAGCCGCAGTAAGTGCAGGGGTAGATAAAGTTGTGATTTATACGAATGGTATCTCTGCAGATGAAGATTTGATGGGCAGTATATTGTCGTTTGGTTGTGCTTTAGATTTTATAGTGACAGTGCATCCGGAGAACTTTCCGACTTTTACAGAGTGTAAAGGCTGGTACGATAAGGTTTTAGATGTTTTGTCTGCGTTTGGTTTGCATACGAATTATGCATACATGTTATGTCCTGGAGGGGTATCTGTTGATTGGTTGGACGATTTTGTTGTTCATGTAGGTAATAAAGTAACGTCGCTGATGATATATCCAGTGTTAAGTTTGGCAGAACCGCTGGACAATGCAAATAGCCTTGTCAAAGTACAGCAGGTGTTGGGTAGTCTTTTGTTGACTGCCATGGAAGTCAATAGGTGGTATGCTATTTGGGATAGAGATATTATTTTTCAGACTTTGTCAAAGCGTAAGTGCCTGTATGATAGATTATATTTAGATGATAAAGGTTTTGTTTATGGTTGTGTGGCCGGATGTTCTGAGAACCTTCGTTGGAGCTCTAATGAGCTTATTTGCCACGTGAATGATATAAATCCAGGAAAAGTGCGAAGTTATCAAGTTGACCGTTCCTTGCGTAAGGCAAAGGCAGAGTGTAGTGAGTGTATTGGAAATATAGCTTGTTATTTTGAGTCATGTCCTTATGTTGAGTGTACTGACTTGGTACGTTCTGTGTGCGAGTTTTATGGTATAGGTACAGGATTAAGGGTGATACAGAAGTGGCTGTATAGGGGTAAGGTAGATGCAGGTGAGGTACAATTCCTTTTGTAATCTGTTTGAGATAGGTCGAAATAATTACGAGTTAGATTTTTATCATTGTTTAGTAGATGATTTGCCGGTATTGTCGTGGTATGATTATCAGGTAGCTTTGCGCCGTTGGTGGCGTAATAATCCTGATTTATTTATTCCGAGATTTTTGGTATTAAATGTTACGGGTGCTTGTCCTCGTCGTTGTTGGTACTGCTATGCCAGTGACTACCGTTTTGCATCGGAGTTGATTACGGTGGATGATGTGGTGGATGTTGTAGAACGTTTTGGTCTTGACAAGTTGTTTGTATTAGGTGGAGAGCCTCTCTTACGCCAGGATTTTATTTTTTCCTTGTTGGAGGAGACTGATTTTGTTAGCAAAGGTATTGCTACGAGTTTGCCATTTGTTAATGACGCTGTTTTGCATTTGTTAAGTTTGTTTGACCGTGTGAAAATAAGTGTAGATGGTATGGAGAGGTTGCTGGACAAACAGGCTGTTCTGAGTGTTAAGAATGCAGTAAAAGGTGATGTAATAGTTAAGTACACTGTTGCCCCTGGGGATGTTCTGTTTAGAGACGTGTATGAGTGGTGTAGAGAGCACGATATTAAGTTTGAACTTGGTTGGGTGATGTGGAATAGTATGATGCCAGGGGTAGAGCGGTCGTTTTTGTCTGATGCGGAGATGGAGCTGATGTTTTCTCAGATAGGTGATGATAATGTATTTAGAGAGCGCAACGGTTTGTTTGACTTTTTGAATCCTGTTTGGGATGGGGCATTGCAGAAAGACATGTTGCGTTGGTGGTATCCTTGCCCGTTGGAGAACGCTATGATAGCTATGAATTCCCTGGGTGATTTGCATTGTTGCGATGAGTTGAATGTAAGTATAACAAGTAGTCGGTACTTACGAATGAAGTTTCATGATTTAGCAAGTTATTATGAAGTAATTGATAGTTGGTGGGCGTTGTCCTTGAGTTGCGAAGCTTGTGAGTTTCGCTGGTTATGTAAAGGATTATGTTTGTTTGGCTTTCAGCAGAAGAATGAGCAAGTGTGTAGGTTTATTCGTAAGTATCTTGAGGTTACGATTAGTGATTTGGAAAATCGGTACGGTATAATTCCTTTTGTTCGGTATAATAGATTTTGGATATTTTCTTTGAAGAGCTTGCTGGAGTTGTCATGAAGTTGAATATTCAGTTTTTGAGGAATATAGCAGGTGAGTTTCTTGTTAGGTACGACTATGATGGTTTTATATTTTGGTTAATGCCTCGTTGGGGGATTTGGTGGACGGGGGATACGCCAAATCGGTACCAAGTTAGAGGGTCGCCTGAGGACTTTATTTTATCGCGAAAGATAGCTGATTTGTCTTTATGGAAGGATAAGTGGTCTTTATTGGCGGTGGTGCTGACGAGCCAGTGTAATGGTAGATGTGCTTACTGTTACGCAGACGAAGTACGTAAAGCAGTTCCGACGGATACGATAAATGATGATGAAATAGTAAGGTGGGTTTCTCGAGAGGGTTATGATATTCTCCAGTGGTTTGGTGGTGAGCCGGTTTTGGAGATAGACCGGATTTGTTCTTATCCTGTGTCTTTGTCGGTGAAAGCGATAGAAGTTGTAACGGGGTTGAAAGTAAGCGATTCACAGTTTGAGAAATTATTAAGTTATGTAGAAGGTGATAATAGAGTCTTCTTGACAGTAAGTTGTGATTCGTTGAGTGATTTAGGAACGTGGATGCGGGGGTCTGCTGATGACTATCGGGACTTGTTGGACAAGATTGAGATAATTGCTAAGAGGGTTGGTGTGTCGCGTTTTTCTGTTCGTTCGACTTTGACTCGTTATGGACATAATTTGTCAGGTATGCTTCAGGACATTTGTGGTAGAGTGGGAGAGCAGCCCTATTGGGGTATGGGGGTAGTGCATGGGGCTGGGAGGTCGGGGTTTTGGTTACTGCCCGAACAAAAGTCTCAGGTTTCGAGCTTTATATTACGTTACGTTAATTCTATCCTGGAAGGCGTGTCTTTTGTGGTTCCGAATCCGATTTCAAGTGTGTATAAATTTTATTTAAGTCAGTTGAATGCCCAGTCCAGTGATGATGCTGGATTGGTATGGATGAGTATGGGGCTTTGTGGTTTTAGTGGTAGGGGTGGTAAGACTATTCGTTGGGATGGTGAGCAATGTGTTTGTCCAGAGGAAGCTACGAAGATTTTGTCTTCTGGTGAAATTGCGCAGAAGCTCAGCGCGGGTCTTTTTATTTTTACTGAGTGTTTAGGTTGTGAGTGGTTGGTTTCTTGTGGTGGATTATGTTTGTGGAATCGTCCTGCCGAAAATAGTGAGTGGTGTTGGTTACGTCAGTTAAGCATTGTTCACGGATTTGCCCTTGCTTTCGTCAAGAGTAAGTTGCTAAAGCAGCCTGATGATGGAAACATAGTTTTGACTTGTGGTTGACTCCCGAGTATAATGATGTAGAATATACGGTGGTTACTAGTATAATAATTTAGAAGACAAGGTGCTTGTTTTACCTGGGGAATACGTTGATTGGAGGGCGAATGGTGCAATGAAAGGAGTTTGAGATGGAGCGTATTCCTGTAAAAGGAAAATTAGATTACCTGCCGATGTTTAATGCTTTGGTCCCTTGGAACTTGTCTGATGATGAGTATATGGAACTCTTGAATGGTAGACGAGCCGCACAGATACAGCAAATAAAGAAGAGCCGGGCTTTGCCGCCGGATTTGTCCAAGTTTTTTGTGATAAATACGACCGCATGTTTACATGGTACCTGTAAGTATTGCTACATGTATCGGAATCAGAAGGGGTTTACTGGAGAGTGTTTGACGAAGGAGGTGTTGGAAGATTGTATAGACGCCTTGAAGGGCTTGGGAGGTCTTATTGCTGATGTACGTGAACTTATAGTTCTTGGTGGTGAACCGTCTGATGATGTAGATAGCTTGTATCTTTTATCGACTGTGTTTAGTCATGCTTATTTGAATGTAGTGACAAATGGGCATTGGTTGAATAAGCTTAGTGACCCGATGTGGACCTGGGTTTTGCGAAATAGGGAAAGGATAGGGATTACTGTTTCTGTAGATGTTCCTTCATCAATGGCTTTGAAAGGTCCGAGGAATGACGATGTTTTGTTATCGCTTCCTTTATTGGTTGAACGAGGTATACGTTTTTCGTTACGTACTACGATTTACGAAGAAAACTATCGATGGTTAGAGTGGTGGCGTTCCCTGCGGGAAGAGTTGGATTTGCCTTATTTAGAGAACAATGTTGCTTGGGTGGAAAGAGACGAGTTCAATCATGATAAAGAATTAGAGGAGTATATTAGGTATACGATAAGGAGTCTTATTGAGGAGGGTGACTGGGAACAGGTATTTTACGTACGTAAGTATGTTTATCAGTTTGCGCGTTTTGATGTTGGGAGTGGAGTTTGTGATAACAGGTTGTCGATAACTCCGTGGGGATTGATAAATTGTTGTAAGCCGTTTGGGCGGAGAATAGACTTTAGAATTCTGCCGGAGTGCTATGCTTGTGAGTATTTAATACCTTGTGGGGTGATGTGTTGGGCGGAGGGGAGGATGTTTATGGGGTCTTGCTGGTATAATAAAGTAGTGATACAGGAAGTGGTAAGAATGCTATATGGGGAGAGATAGCTATGTCAGATGAAAAATTGATAAATGATTTGGTTAAAGCAATAAAGTCGAAGGTAAAGTTAGACAGTGTTGCAGTGGGTACGGAGGACTCTTTTGGTGTTAAGGACTGGGTTAGTACTGGTGTAATGGCATTAGATTGGGTGATGGGTGGAAAAGGACTTCCTTGTGGTAGATTGATATCTGTTTATGGTGATTTTAGTTCAGGTAAGTCGTGGTTTGTGTACAAGGTTTTGTCAAAGGCTCAGAAGTTAGGTATGATAGCGTTGTTGTTGGAGACAGAGGGGAGTTATTCACCTGATTTTGTACAGAGTGTTGGGGTAGATGTGAATAAGTTGATAGTAGCTAAGCCTGATAGCGTTGAGCAGGCATTTCAAGTGATAGATACAGTGATACAGTCGAGTTCTTTGCCGGTTGCCATTGGTTGGGATAGTATAGCGGCTACTCCAACGGAGCATGAGTTGCAAGAAGGGATGGATGTTCGTGATATGACTAAGCCGAATAAGATTGGTCAGGGATTGCGTATATTGACGAACCGTGTTGAAAAAATGAATAGTTTGTTTGTGATAACGAATCAAGTGCGAGAAAAGATTGGAGTGATGTTTGGTGACAAGACGTTTACGCCAGGTGGAAGGGCGATGGAGTTTCATGCCTCGTTGATGTTAAGGTTTAATAAGAGGGAGAAAATCACTAACGATGCAAAGCAGGTGATAGGTCAGGTATTGCGAATAGAGTGTACGAAGAGTAAGATATGTGTGCCATTTCGTTGGGTTGATTTGGATTACTTGTTTGATGCTCCGATTGATGTCTGGACGGGTATGTTGGGGTTGCTGAAGAGACTGGGATATGTGATAAATGATAGGGGGTGGAATACTTTGGTTGGTGATAATAAGAAGTGGCGAGACAGCGAGTTTGAGGAAGTTCTTATTGAGAAGAAAGAGTATTTGGATAAGGTTTTATCAGAGATGTTTGGGGGGATGTAAATGGACTTTGTAACGAAGTATCGTCCGAAGACTTGGTCAGAGGTAGTGGGTCAGCAGGGTGTGGTTAAGGCTTTGCGTGCATCGAGAGACTGGAGGGCGGTATTATTGCAAGGTCCGAGTGGGGTGGGTAAGACTACGATTGCACGGATTCTTGCTCAGCATATGAATTGTGTTGAGGATATAGTGCATAGTCCTTGTGGTACTTGTATGGCTTGTGTTTCGATTCAGGGTGGTGGTATGGATTATCGTGAAGAGAATGTAGGTGATTCCCGTGGAATTGATGCTGTAAGGTCGATGGTGGAGTGGTTGTATGTAAAGCCTTTGTCTTTGCGATGCAAAGTACTGGTTTTAGATGAATGTCATCAGTTGACTGTACCTGCTCAGAATTTGTTGTTGAAGGTATTAGAGGAGCCTCCGCCATTGGTTTCTATAATTTTGTGCACGACTAATGCTTCCTTGCTTTTAGAAACTGTTAGGCAGCGGTGCAGTCAGTTTAGCTTGAGCAGAGTAACTGAGCAAGACTTGATTGCTTTGTTGTATAAGGTGGTAAGGAATGAGCAGATACAGTTGGAGTCGATTTCGGAGGGATTGCCTGCATTGTTGCAGAAGGCGGACGGTACGCCTCGTAAGTTGTTGATGGGGTTGGAGATACTTGTTCGAGGAGGTGATATTAGTTTAGAGTCAGAGTTTGACCAGAAGATAATTGACCTGTATGGTAAAATTACTGGTGGTGACGACTTATTAGGTCTTAAGAATGTCATTATTGAGATGATGAAGGTAATGCCTGCGGATGATATTGTAGCGGGATTGAGCCGTTACATTATTTCGAAGATGAAGAAGGAAAAGAGTAAGTATGAGTTGATAAAGCTGATAGCTTTGGTAGAGTCGTTGAAGTATTCTGATAGATACTTGTTGTCCAGAGAGGGTGAGGTCTTGGTGAAATTGTTATCTGCTTCGATGGAGTATAGTAGAATGTTTCGTAGGGAGTTGGATAATGAGTGATATTAGTTTGATGGTGGGGAATGTATGGACAAAGGTTGTAACGTCTAATAGGAGTGTTCATAAGTTGTTGTACGATAAGTTAGCTGTTTGGAAGGAGGGATATTTTTATAGTCAGAAGTATCGTCAAGGGTATTGGGATGGTAAGATACATTTTTACGATGTATATAATTGTCGGTTTTTGACTGGTTTGTTAAGCAGAGTTGAGGATATTTTAGCTCAGCAGGGTTACGATTTTGTTAAGTCTAATTTGATTGAGTACCAGCCTGTAGAAGTTGCGGAGCTTTCGCTTGAGGGTATTGACAAGGAGCGATTTGATAAAGTACAGTTGCCTTTGATACAGGAGGTATTAAGGAGAGGTCGTTGTACTGTTAGGCTTGCTACTGGAGGTGGGAAGACTGAGGTAATCGCTGGTATTTGTAAAGCTTTGCCGGATAAGAGTTTCTTGGTACTTGTGCATAGACTTGAGTTATTGGACCAGACTATAAAGCGGCTTCAGAGGCGTTTGAACGAGGAGGTTGGTTGCATAAGTGCGTCTCAGATTGATATTAAGCGAGTCACTGTTGGTATGGTTAAGTCTGTTTGGAATAGACGTCATGCTGTTATGTCGTGGTTGCGCAATGGTGTGTACGGGTTGATTGTTGATGAATGTCATCATACGGGAGCATTGACCTGGATACGTGTATCGCAGATATGTAATGCAGTTATGCGGATAGGGTTGTCGGGTACGCCTTTGCGAGGTAGTGCAGTGGAGGACACTTGGTTGGTGGGGTTGACGGGTGATGTGGTACAGGGGTTGGGGATAAAGGAATTGGTAGATTTGGGGTATGCAGCTTTGCCGAGTGTACGATTGGTGTATATTGACGACATTGATACATCGAATTTGGCGACTTGGCATGATATTGTACAGTATGTGTACGGTAGTGTACAGGTAAAGGAAGCTGTATATGATACATTTAAGAATTGTCATGGTCGAGAGCCAGGGTTAGTGGTTTTTGTGGACAGGGTTGCGCAGGGGCAGGCTTTGAAGTCTTTTTTGGAGGATGTTGACAGTTCTTTGGTAGTTGAAATGACATCAGGTAAGATTGATAAGGAAGTTCGGATGGATATTGTTGAGCGGATGAAGAAGAGGGAGATAGATATTTTGATAGCTACGTCTGTCTTGGATGAGGGTGTTGATATAGCTTCTGTTTCTGGTATATTGTTTTTGTGTAGTAATAAATCAGTTGTAAAAATTCTCCAGCGTATTGGGAGGGGAGTGCGTCCTTCTGACTCAAAGAGTGTAGTAAATGTTTACGATTTAGTAATTAAGGCAAAGTACTTGAAGGAGCATTCTCTGAAGCGGATGAGGTTGTATAAGAAGGAAGGGTTTAGGATAGAAGGTATTTACGTGAATGGTGCTATGGAGGCTGTATGAGACGTATTCCGCGGTTGGTGAATGAGATACTGGATGTATATTATGATATTTGTAAAATGCAGGGGCGTATTTGTGTGAAGGACGAGATAGGAGCAGCGATTGTTGCCAGGGAGATAGTTGCTGTAGCTGATTCTATTTTAGAGAAGGATGAATTGCGGTACAGATTTATTAAGGGTTTGTTGTATTGGGTTTTTATCAAAAAGAAGAAAGGTTTTGTCTTGAAGAAGGTAGCCTCTTACGTAGTGGATTACTTGTATCAGTTTGATATAGAGAATCAAGATTTGGTTGTGGACCAGTTTGTTAGGGAATTTGAAGCCTATGTAAAGTCTCGTTGGGGTTTTTGTCCTAATGTTGATGTAACTGATAAGAAGGTGATTTCTGCTGCTTTTACGACTGATAAAGTGGCGCGTGAATTTGGTATGACTATGTATCAGTGTATTATGGCTCAGCATGAATGTTGGGAGCGTATTAAGTCTCCGTTGTCTTTTGGTGGGTTGTCGGATGAGAATAAAGCCAGAAATAGAGTTTTGATATGGAAGGACTGCGCCTCAGTAGAGGCGAAAGTGATAAAAGAAGATTATTCGTTAGAAGAAGTAGAAGTGTTAAAAAGAAAATGGGAAGAATTGAGGAAAATAGGAATTGAAAAAGTATTAGCTGCAATGAATGGAAAAACAGGATATTTGATAACGATGATGAAGCAATGGAAACAGGACAAAGAAAATGGGATGAGTGATGAAATGTTGAATAAGAAGTATGCTGTTGAAGAAATTGTGAAGAGATGGGTGGAGAATGGGAGGCCTGTATTAGTACAATGAATAAGTATTTGATTGGTGAAATAGCTTGGCATAGATTAGCAGATAAGACGTTGGAGGATTTTGATTGGACAGGTAATGAACTGCTTGAGGTTGCCGTACGAGAGTTAGTATCGCTTAATCAATGGGAACGTGGGTTAGGGTTAATTGGGTGGACAGGGGTGGGTAAAACGCATCTTTTGGTAGCTTTGTATAAGCAACGTATGTGGAAGTATGTATATGAGACGCAGAAGCAAGCTCCAGTATGGTTATCTTTTTACGATTTGTTAGACCTTGATGAAGGTAAGACTAAGCAGATTGTTTCGGAGATTTTAGGTACAGTGGGGATTGTGTTTATTGACGATGTATGGTATTCAGGTCAAGGTGAAAAGGAAAAGGAGTTGGTGAAGGCTATAGTATATAGATGTTATGATTTGAACAAGGTATTGTGCTGGTCCAGTAATTTGCCGGTGGACCGGTGGGACGTGGATGTACGGGTCAAGGACAGGTTGCGTGAAATGTGTATGGTATTAGAAGTTTTTGGAGAGAGTAGGAGGTAGGTATGATGACGAAGCTTATTCAGATGATACTGAGTAAGTTATTTCCTTTGCCGAAGGATGTCCCGGTTTGGATGAAGACTTCTATAGTACGTGTTGACAGGAGGATTCGACCATGCGTATTAGTGTAGTAATTGATGAAAGGGTACATGTATTTATTGCTGAGGCAGGTAATTTAGTTTCGGAGTGGGTGGTAAATCCTGAGGATTTTCGTTTGGAATTCAAGGGCGGGTCTCGCTGGCAGTTGTCCCGTTCGGATGATTCAATTTTTATAAAGAACGGACCTGAAGTAACATGGTAAAATTTCCACGAAATGAATGGTACGGAGTGTAGTATTATGGTAGGTAGTTATTCCGGATAGTATTCAGGAGGTAAAGTACGTGTATAAGATATTCGTATTTGACAAGGATTGGAAGTTGTACGCTTATGTTTCTCATTTAAGGAAGAAGGAAAGGATGTTTATTAAGCAGTGTTTGGAACAAGGTAAGGGTATACGTATAACGAAGCGGGGAGTTATAGTCTATCAAAGAGGTACGGATATAGAAATAGGAAATGATTTATGAATTCAGTTTTGCTTTTTAAGCTTATACTTAAAAAACCCAGATTTCGTGGGTTAGTGTCTTATGTTTTGCCTAATCATTTTCAGAACCCGGCTGATAGGGAACTTTGGAGAATTTTGTCTCGGATTGTTAAGGAGTATGGTGATATTCCATCGGAGGAGGCTTTTGTATCATTAGTTCAGGAGGAGGTTAAGAATTCTCCAGCAAAAGAAAGTATAGTTAAGAGATTACAGGAAATTGTTGATTTAGAGATAAAGGATGTAGATGAGAAAATACTTGCGCATTTGTTAGAGGAGTATTTTGTTCGAGTGAAGGTTTTGGAGTTAGGTGATAGGTTATGCTCGTCGGTTGATGACAAGAAGATAGATAAAGCGCGGTTGTTGGATTATTTGCAGCAGGTATTGGTTCAGTTACGCCAGGGAGTTTTGTCGGACGGTAATGTTTCGGAGATATTGGAGAATAAGGCCATTTTAGAGCGAATTATTTCCAGAATTGATGATGAAGAAGATGAGATGTTGTCTTTGTTTTTGCCCTCGATTGACAGGATATTGAATGGAGGTATACGTAGAGGTACGTTGTCGGTTGTATTAGGTGCTACGTCTGTAGGTAAAACTATGTTTTTGGTCTATTTATCGGCTGTTGCACGGGTACAGGGATTTCGTGTATTGTACTTATCGCTTGAGGATACAGATAAAATTGTGCAGGAGAGATTTGACAGCTTGTTTTTTGGTTCAAAGGTGTATGTTGACTATGTAATAGCGAAGAAGCAGTTTTTGGACCGGTTTGGTGGAGGTATTTGGGTTGAGTATAATTTTGGTATAGACATTGAGTACATACGTAGTTGTGTTCAGCGTTACAAGGAACTTTTAGGTGGATTGGATGTTTTGGTAGTGGACTATGGGGATTTGGTAGCTCCGGTTCGTCGTACGGGGGACGAGTTTGTTGACCAAGGTGTCGTGTTTGAGGAGTTGATGCATATTGCGGAGACGGAGGGTTTATATGTGGTGACGGCTTCGCAAGCGACTCGTGCTTCGTTGTCTGCGCGGAATCTTACGCTCCAGCATATAGGGCGTAGTTTTCGTAAAGTACAGGTGGCTCATTATGTGTTGGCTCTTGCGCAGAGTCCGGAGGAGGAGGAAAAGGGGTTGATACGTTTTGTGGTATTGAAGAATAAGTTTGGGCCGCGTGGTGTAACTATCTCTTGTGCTGTTGCACGTGCGCGTCATTGGTTTAGGGAATTGTCGTCATGAATACGGACTTTGTTGCGGATTTTATGGAGAATATGATGTTGTTGCGAATGCAGGGGAAGCATACTCATGACCTCTATTCTGATTTTAAGTCGCAGTTGGTTTCTATGCTATTGCGCTTAGGTATTGAAACGGTTTGGGTATGGGGGATGGACAATCGTCATGTATTTATATTTGCTTCTGATGCGAATCATAAGTTTCCTGTTGGTGAATATCGTTGGTCGTTGGAGAGTGTATTGGAGGAGGTATATGGTGATTTAGGTTTTAGGGAACATATTATTTCGTTGGTATATTTGACTGATGAAGAAAGAAAATTGTTGGTGGAGGCATTGATGCGGTATGCGGAGGCTTGAGCGGTTTGCTCGCTATCTCCAGTCTAATTGGGGTGCCTTTCCGAAGAAAGGCGGTGCAGAGCTGGTATTTAATTGTCCTGCTTGTGGCGATACGAAGCAGCATTTCAGTTTTAATGTTGATTTGGGTGTTAGTAATTGTTTTCGGTGTGGATATCGTCCGCGTCCTCAGGAGTTTTTGAAGCGGTATACGATGTTAAGTGACTCGGAAATAAATGAATTGCTCGAGTATAATGAATGTAGCAATGTTAAAGGTGTTGAATCGCCTGTGATGTTGCCGCGTGATTTTTGTTTATTGGAAAGGTATTCGAGTGAGGATGGTGTGTATTTGTTGGTAGCGCGTTTTGCCAGGGAATCGAATGTGGAGATGGATTCGTTGATTGATTATGGTGTAGGTATTTCCCCATCTTTTTCGGGAATGTTGATTTTTCCTTGTTTTTCTTTTGAAGGGGAATTGTTGTCTTGGTTTGGTAGGGCATATTTGTCTGTGGTGGAGCCCCGGTATTACTTTTGTGGTTCCAAGTCACGTACTTTGTGGGGTATTTTGCACGCGCGTTTGATTGATGGTCAGTTATTTGTTTGTGAGGGTTGGAAGGATGCGTATAGAATGGGTGGTGTTTGTATATTTGGTAATGCTATAAGCAGCGAACAGGTTTTGCTTGCAAGGCAATTAAAGCAAAGGTTAGGAGGTGATGTTATTGCGGTAATGTTAGACAGTGATGCATGGAAGTATGGGATTGGGGTAGCGAAGAGGTTTTTGGATGCAGGTGAAAATCATGTAAACTTGTATTTCCTTAGTGGAAAGAAAGACCCTGGAGAGTGTAAAAATTACCAAGAAGCAATTGAGAATTCGATATGTTATAGGCTACCTGAACAGTTGTTACATGCAAATTTAAGAATAAGAAAGGAGAATAAGTCATGGATTTGGAACTTTTGAAAAGAGAATTAGAGGAGGCGGCGCAGTCAGAGAAATCGCAAGACCAGTTTTGGAAAGCCAAGGATGGGGTAAATGTTATAAGGATACTGCCCCCGCCGGAGGGTTCGCAGTTGTTTTATCGTAACGTGGGGGTACATTATCGTTTGTTGGGGGTGAGGGTGGCGTTTTGTCCGCGGATAACTTTTTCGAAGCCTTGTCCTGTGTGCGAGTATGTTGATTGTATAAAGGATTCGGATAATCCGATTAAGGTAGAGGTTGCGCGTCGTTTGTTTCCTGTCTCGAGGTATTTGATGAACGTATACTTATTGGACGAGAAAAGAATAGTGCCTTATCTTGCACCGAAGACGGTCAGGACGGGGTTGTTGCGGATAATGCTTGACCCGGATTGGGGTGATATCACGCGGTTGGACACGGGTAGAAACGTGGTGATAGAGAAGATAATTCCGAGTTCGGGAACTTTGAAGGTCATGTACGATGTACGTACGAAGCCTAATGTTTCTGCTGTTCCTGTTTCGATGTCTGATATACCAAAGTTTGAGTCGATAATTGATTCGCGGATGTTGTCGTACGAGGAGTTGGAGAATCATTTCCGTGGTGATACGAAGGATGATGAAGAGCTGATTAGGCGATATTACGAGGAGTTTAGTGGTCGTTCTCCTGTATCGTCCTCGTCGGAGGCCGTTTCGGAGGAGGCTTTGGTTGGGAAGATTAGTTCTGTGCTGGCAGGTACGATGCGTCAGAAGACTGAGTCCTTGACGAAGTCGCAGTCCGAGGATGATGCTATTTTAGCGCAGGTTAAAAAGTTGCTGGAGTCGCAGAAATGAAGTTAGTTGACTTATTTGGGGTATCGCAGGAGCTTGGCAAGAGTAAAAGTACGGGTAAGGGTAAGAAGACTGTAAAGCAGAAGAGTAAAGAGACTCCTGTATTTGGGTGTGGTGATTGTCCTCTTGGAGATGATTGTCGTGTTCCGGGTGAAGGTCCTTTGGATGCTCCGATAGTGTTGGTTGGTGAAGCTCCTGGGGCGGAGGAAGAGTTACAGCGGCGACCGTTTGTTGGTGTAAGCGGTCGCCGCTTACGCTTAATTTTGCAGCAGTTAGGGGTATTAGACAGTGTATATATTACGAATGTTGTAAAGTGTAGACCGCCTGGAAATCGTGTCCCGAGTGATAGAGAGATTAAGTGTTGTAAAGCTCACTTGGAAAATGAATTGAATAAATTGACGGGGCGTAAGATTATTGTTGCGTTGGGTGGTACGGCGATGGGGTGGTTTGGTTTAGGTGAGGTGGAGGAGAATAGGGGTTTTGTTAAGCAGACGAAGTGGGGTCCTGTGATGGGTACTTGGCATCCTGCATATCGTGGGTTGATGTTGAAGAATCCAGCTACAGGGGATGAGGCTTTTACCTTTTTGGTTAAGGATTTGAAGACTGCGGTGGAGTATGCTTCTGGTGGTCAGTTGTACAAGGTACCTGAGTATCGTTGTTTGATGACGAATGATGATTTAAGGGACTTTGTTAATGTATTGGTACCTGGTAAGAGATTTGCTTTGGATTTTGAGACAAGTTCATTGGATGTGTTTGGGTTGGATTTTAGGGTATTGTCTTGTGCTGTGGCTTTTGATGATGGTTGTTGGGTTTTTCCTTTTTCGTCATCGGATTGTACAGTGGATAGGGAGTTGTTGTACAAGTTATTGGTTTGGTTGTATTGGAATGGTGAACCGGTTTTTTACAATGCGATGTTTGATGTTATTGTTGGTCAGCGGTTTTTGAACTGGGGTATTAGGGAAGTTGATGATGTAATGTTGATGTGGTATCTTTTGAATGGTGGGCGGAGGAATTTCACTTCGTTGAAGCGGTTGGCGTTAGATTATACCGAGTGGGGTCAGTATGGTGTTACGAAGGAGCAGTTAGCGGATATGTCATCGGTAGATGAGCAGCAGTTGTATGCCTATAATGCTACTGATGCTGTAGTTACCATGGAGTTATGGGGTAAAATATACGACGATTGGTTAGTTAGTAATCAGGTTCCATGGAGTTCGATTTTTGGTGCGCGGGAGTTTTCGTTGTACGATGCTTGGGTTAATGTAATGCGTAAAGCCTTGTATGTTTTGTTGGAGATGAAGTGGAATGGGATGAAGGTGGACAAGGACTATTTGGTACGATTGGAGCCTGAGTTAGGTAATCGGATGAAGGAGCTTCAGCAGGCGATATATAGTAAGGTGGGCATGGAGTTCAATATAGATTCGCCTTTGCAGGTGAAGAAAGTATTGAACAGTATGGGTTTGACGGAGATAGAGAGCACTTCTAAGTCGGCATTAGAGAATTACGCCTCGCGTATACCTGTGATAGATTTGATATTGAAGTATCGGGAAGCGAGTAAGTTGTATGGTACGTATGTTGTATCGTTGTTGACGGAGCATGTGAAGTCTGACGGTTGTGTTCATGCTGATTACAATTTGAATGGTTCTGCTACTGGTCGGGTGTCTTCGAGTAATCCGAATTTGCAGAATATTCCGACTCGTATGGGAGGTATTATTGAAAGAGCTTTTGTATCACGGTTTGAGGATGGGTTGATTATTAAGGTGGATTTTTCTCAGCATGAGTTGAGGGTAGCGGCGGCGTATAGTGGCGACTCTGAAATGGTGAATGTTTTTGTTCGAGGTGAAGATTTGCACAACGCGGTAGCGAAGAATATTTATGGGTTGTCGGAGGAGGATTTTGGTACTGAAAGGTGGACGGAGCTTCGTCGGTTGGCGAAGGGATTTAATTTTGGAATCTTGTATGGTCGAGGTGTTAAGAGTATATCTGAGGAGTTGGGGATAAGTGAAGAGGAGGCCTCGCAGAAGATACATGAGTATTTTAGATTTTTTCCAAGGTTACGCAGTTGGATAGATGAGGTGACGGCTTTTGCGTCTAGTTATGGATTAACGCGTACGATGTGGGGTCGTGTTAGGTATTTAGAGGCGGATGATGCTGGAGGAATGCTGCGTCGTGCTATAAATACTCCTGTACAGAGTGCTGCTTCGGATATTGCTCTTTTAGTAGCGTATAATATCTTGTGTAAGATGAAGGAGCGAGGATTACGTGCATTGATGGTGAATTTTATTCATGATGCTATTTTGATTGATTCACCGAAGGACGAGGTGGATGATATATGCACTTTAGTACAGGAAGAAGTGGCTTCGATTAGGTTGCCGTTGTCGGGTCCAGTTCCGCCGTTAGCGGTGGATATACAGAAAGGAAAGAGTTGGGGGGATTGTAAATGAAGAAGTCTTTAGTGCCTGAGTTTGATGTATGTCCTGGTTTTGGGGTTGAGTGGGACGTGCATGCTAAGGAATGTAAAATTTGTGAAATAGTATATAGTATGTATCATAGGAAGTGTAAGGAGGTGAAGGAGAAAATGGCGGTATGGAAATGTAGGAAAAAGGCGTTTGGTAGTTTTGTGGAAGGGGATTCTGATTGTACTGAGTGCAGTCAGACTTCTCCTGAAATGTTTGTTCTTTGTAAGAAGGTAGCTAAAAAACATGAGGAGGTAAATAGTATGAACGAGGATGTAAAGCAAGTTGTTACTGAGGTTAAGGTAGTGGAGGAGTCGCAGGATGCCGGGGTTAAGGAGACGTTGTCTTCTGTTATTGATGAGCTGATGCTTAGAGGTGCGACGGTTCAGGAAATTATTGCCGAGTTGGACAAGAAGTTTCCGAATAGGAATTCGATGAAGCGGCGTTCTCAGATTATTGCTCGTGGTCGTGACAGGGCTAAGAGTGGTAAGTACGAGTTCTTGTATGAAGGTGATAAATGTCTTTTGATTAAGAAATAGTCAGGACTGGAGGTTATTGATGAAGGGTTCGGAGTTGTGTGGCATAGCTAAGATGGTGGGGAGTATCTGGGATGTATCGTTAGCGCATCTTGCGGAGATGAGGTGTGTTCATGTATCGCAGGCAGGTGTTTTGACGGTTAAGAGTGGGTTTGTGTCTGTACAGGTTCCTGTCCCAGGTTTGTTGGAGCGTGGTGATGCTTCGATTAGTGTACCGCATTTTATTCAGGTGTTTGGTAATTTAGATAGCGGTTCAGAGTATCGAATAGTTCGTCACAGTGGTAAGCTTGTTTTGCAGGAGAATGGTAGGAATATACTTACGTTTACTGATGGTAATGTAACGCCGGTTGGTATGTTGATGAGTGAGTCAGATTCTGTACAGAGTGTTAGGGTTTTTGATTCAAGTGTTATACAGGCGTTGTCTGCTGTGGTGGAGTTTGCTGGAATGAAGGAGGTGGAGCCTTTTTTCCGTGGAGTTCACTTTTCAGACGGCTGTTTGATTGCTCTGGACCGCTATAGGTTAATTAACAGGCAGGTTGATTATGATGTGGAAATATCGATTTTTGAGAGTGCTGTGCACAAGTTGATTGCTTTGTTTAGGGACAGGGATGTTCAGGAGGTTTTGATTACTCC